TATCGAATGACAAAGCATTAAATAGCACAACAAACCTATCTAATACAGGAACTCCGTCTACTAAGTCAGCCTCAAATAGTTTATAAAGTTCAACGCCAAACAACTTCTCTAGGTATAGTTTACTGTATTTGTTTATGTACAAATCTAAATTACTATATCTAGTAGCAGGAACTTGGTACTCTCCTATAAAGTCTGTTGTGGTTATTATCATTATTTTGCTTTTGCAAATCCTTTGTTAATAATTATGTTAGCTAATTCGCCTGTAACCTCGTATTCTTGACCCGCCTTTAAATGCTTAGACTTTTCTGTAGCGATTATAGTTACTAATTCATTAGCGCTATAATCTGCCTTTTTTGCCTTAGTTTCTTTTGTTTTAATTGTCTTTTTTTCCATTACAATTTAATTAAGGGGAGTAGTATTACCCACTCCCCAAATTAATATTAAGCTGTCTCTAATGCTGCTTTAGCAGTTGAGAATACACCTTTAACAAATGCAGTTCTATCGTTATTTTTAACAAGAACTAAACCTCTCCACTCAGCTAATATTGTAACTAAGTTTTTGGTAAAGTCATCATTCTCATATCCGATTGAATAACTTACTGCTCCTTTGTCGTAAACAAAAGCTCTTGTAAAATCACCCATTAAGAACTCTCCTGCAGTTACTAAAGTAGTTGGTATAATTGGAATACCATCGAAACTCAATGCACCTGCAATGTTAGCTAATCTCTCTACATAACGCTTATCTGTAGCTGTAACTTTAACTAACTTTAAAGCTGCAACTGTTGAAGGGTGTACAAAGATAGCTGTTGGCATATCTTGTTCAGCCAATTCAATCTGTAATTGAGCAGCAGTAAACACGTCTACTTCGTTTGCGTTGTCAACAGTTCCTGCTAATGCACCCGCAGCAAAAGTAGTCGCAACAGTTCTAATACCGTTTAAGTTATTAGTTAATCCTGTTCCTGAATACACTTGAGCTTCTACTGCTTTAAGCAATTGAATGTTCAACTCATTTCTAATTTCAGACTCCATAAAGCTAATATCGTCTAGCATCTCATTAGATACTTTAATATAAGCTGTAGTTTTCTTTACAGTTTCAGAAGCAACAACTAAATCAAAATCAATTTGATTCTTAGCAGAACCCTCAGCAGTTTGACCTGCAGAACCATCTCTGTTAGCTTGGTAAACCCAAGAAATTGTGTTAGAACTTGCAGTACCTCTTGATACAACATCTAAAATTCTAATTCTACGGTCTGCAATATTGTTAATTCCTTCGATTCTTTGCTCTAAAGGAACGTTACCGCCTGACACGTTAGAACTAATTAACATAGTTCCTGCTGCCTTAAATTGAATAGACGCTTTGTCGCCCTCTTTCATTTTAAGCAATACATCTTTATTCTCAGATAAAGACTTTTCGATAGAATTGATAGAAACCTCTTTGTTTGAAGTTTCAGACATTTTCTTAATCATTAATCCGTGTTGCTTTAACGTCTCGTTTAATGACTTTAATTGCTCTACTTGATTAGATGCTAATTCAGCTTTTAACGCTTTAATTTCGTCTGCAATTTTAGCATCGTTTGCTTTCTTTTGCATATCAATTAAAGACTCAAGTTCTTTTTTCTTGAAGTTATTAAGGTCGTTGTAATAACCTGCTAACTCTTCTGTATTCATTTTGCCGATTTCCTCAGCGCTTTTTGTTTTAAAATCCATTTCTTTTTTAATTAGAATTAATAATCATTTGCTTTAATAATTCATTTACTTCATTCGGCTTTTGTTCTTGAGTAGGTTTTGCTGACTCGGTAAGCGATTTGATAATTGAGTTATAATTATGTTGACACACTTTTAAATTCATTTCTATTTGCTCAAGTCTTTCATCTGAGCCTTTGCCATTCTTAATGGCTTCTACTAGTCCTAAATACTTTTTATTTAATCTATCTATGTAATCTAAATCTAAGCTCTTAGAAACACCCAAAACAGGCGTTTCCTCATTTGCTCCAAATGTTACTGCCGAGCCTTCCCATAAATAAGCCTCCTTAATTAAGAAGCCCTCTTCTGTGTTTTCATATTTCCCGTTTACAAGACTAAATCCTATTGAATGCTCTGTTATAATCCCATCTTGATAATCTAAGAAAGCGTCATTTCCTTTGGTACTTCTTCCTAATTCGCCAACGCCTATTAAATACTCTTCTGTCTCGTATAATTCAGTCCACTTGCCTATTTCCTTTTCCCAATCGTGATACCTTAGAAACTTAATCTTTCTATTTGATTCAGACTTTGGTCCACGCTCCATTATACTTTTCTTAAACGCTCCACTTGTTAATATATCACCGTCACTATCTACATTTCCAAACTTAGATAACGCAACTTTAACAGTCCTTGTATTACTGTCTAAGTCCTCAACTTTGAAGGATAGGTTTTTTATTTTTAGTTCTTTCATTAAACTGTTATGTTTTGTTCTGTTAACGCTTGAGCCAATTCAATAGATAATTCGTATTGGTCAATTAATAAATCCCTCTTAGCTTCCTGCGATATTGGCATATTAAGGATTACATTAATACCTTCGATTACTATCTTATCCTTTTCTGCTTCCATTTTCTTATCCTTTTGAAGCGCCTCAACTCTTTCAAAATTTTGGTAAATTCTATAATTACCATCAGGAAAATATGAACGTGTAATTAGTCTATTGTACTTTGCTGCTAATACTCTTGATAAAGGAATAACAGCATTAGTGTATAGAGCTTTTTCAGCCTCTTGCCTATTGTTGTAAGTCTTATTTGCAGGGTCGTTAAATAACGAACTATCTAATCCAAATACATTACATATTGCTCTTAGATTAATAACGCCCTTTTCTAATAGCTGCAAGTCTGTTGAACTCATAGCCATTGAAACATAAGATAAATCTTTATTGGTTACTCTAACTTTACCGTATTTGTCAGTCCCATTATTATTTTTATCGAAAGAATCTTGAATCTCTTTCGCTTGTTCTACTGTCATTGGTCGCTCAGACTTATTGGTAATAAAACCTAAAGCCCCTCTATTTTGCAATAGGCTTGCATCTGCTTCCCATCTATTGTTTCCTACGATTATTGGGTGTGCGGCTACTTGAAACAAAGACAATCCCTTAATTCCTTCCTCTACTGTAGTATAATAAGGATTAAAAAACTTGATATGTGCTAAGTCTTCTCTTTCTATTACCTTTGTTGTTGAATCAATTTCTAAGGTATATTTAACCTCAGGAAGAAAGAAGTTTCCACTTGATTTAATATCCATAAACTTACTAGGAAGAACATCTAACTCAACAACCTTATTACCTAACTTTTCCCCGTACAAATAAGCGTTACCGTTGCACAATAGGTATATTAAAACCTGCTCTTGTATATCATTCCAAGTGTATTGTTTGTATTCGTTTGGATTATCTAATAAGGCTTGTATTTCTGTTGTGTCGTCTTTAATCCAATTGCCATCAGTATCTTTCTTTTGGACTATCCAAGGCGCTTCTTTAGAGGCGTCAACAATCTTTTTTATAACAGAAAAAGCGTCTACGTTATTCTCGTAGGCGCTATACCATTCTGATTTACTTATTCCCTTATTTTTTAAAAGCTCTAATACTTGCTCATACTTTGGTATAATCAAACCATTTTCGCTTCTTTTAAAGAAATTTAAAATACCCATAAATTAAATTTATCCCACAAAGTTAAGAATTATTTTTATACTAAATATTTTAATTAAATACAAATTAAATCATAGAAAAATTATCACTTCCGTAGTCTATTAAATCCATAGCCGCATAGCCAATAGCATCTGCACTATGCTTAAATTCGTTTTTAGGGACTCCTGCACGTTTATCGTGCCAAACGTAGTTATTAAGGTCTTTCTTTATATTATGGCTTCTAGGCGTTATTATAAGCGTATATCCTTGTATTGTATTTATTGTTCTCAATACGCTGCTGTTTTCTTTACCCCTTAATTTTTGACACTTTACAATATTTAAACCTGAGGCTTCTAAATCGTATATCAATTGTTGATGCGCAGCATCCCCTACTATTCTATCTTTTGTTCCTACTAAGTTAATTAGAGCATCTGCAAGTTGGTCTTTACCTAAACCTCCTTGATAAAGGATTTCATCAACATATATTATTTTTTGGTCTTCATCTAAAGCAATTTTAACCAAACAATTTGGGTCGCTAAATCCAAAATCTAATCCATATAAGTATGGCAAGTCTTCGTTAAACTCTCCTTCCTCCCAATCGTCGTAAATAACGCCCTCAGCGTTGTATTTAAACCCACCTAATACAGTATGCTTATATCTCTTCCATTGCTTTATTATCTTCTTTGGTTGGCTATCTTTTTGCTCTTTAGTTAATGATTCGTAAAAGTCATATACAACTTTTAAATCATCGTAATCCTTTCTGTTGTGTTCGGCTAGGTTATCGTAGTTATCTAAGTAAGTGGAATGAATATACATTACATTATCTTTAATGCCTGTAAAGCCTTCCTGCGCCCCCATATCTTCAAAAAATTCTGTGTATATCCAATGCTCTCTAGTTGGTGGGTTAAATGTTAGAATGTTTAAGCATTGTACATCTGTAGCCCTTATACTCTTTTTGATTGCGTACCACTCCTCATATGTTTTTCCTTCTTCGGCTTCATCCATCACAAACATACTAAACCCTTCCAATGACTTTAATTTTGCTGTTTGGTTTAGTGAAGATGTCTTTTGTCCTGTTATAAATATCTTACCTTCATTATGAGTGCATTCATAAGTATTATTTGCAAATCTAAAATTACCTTCACAATTCAATAAAGCCATCCTATTGCTTAATGCTTCACTTATTGATTGGTCAGTTGAGTTCATAGTGTACCTTGTGTAAAGTACTCTATGATTGTAATCCTTTACAGCGATTGGAATAAATACAGACTGAGCAAATGACTTACCTGAATCTCTACCACCATAACTTAAAATAGTGTCAACTTTGCTTAATTGCTCCCAATAGGAAAAGTCAGCATCATTTTCCGATAACTGACTTAACATATTTTTAGCCTCTAATAACTGAAATAGCTGCTCAAATTTTGGTGCTAAATTTAATTCCATTTATTTGTATCTACCCTGTGTAATAAGTAGACTCATTTATTGATTTTTAATTAGTTATAAAAATGCTATTTTTTGCCGAAAACTATCTTTACAGGCTCATTATTTACATTTGTCTGCTCAACCTCTGTTTTATCCTTCCAACCCATATTTTTAAGCGCAAATATATCAAATGCAGTACCATTAGTTTCATAGCTATTTTCGACTGCAAGGGTTGCTCTTTTTAATAAGTAAGAAAAATCTTTCTTCTCTTTGTAGTCATATAACGATTGTCTACTCTCAAATCCAAGATAAAGAGCTAATCCTGTAATGGTTGCTTTTTCTTTGTTTTCTGAGCATTCTAAAAAGTATTCACTACACTTAACCTCCATATCCTCTACATTTTTATATTCAGGAGGTCTTCCATTGTTTGTTAGCCCTAAAGCAAACTTATTTCCTTTTGGTGCTGCCATTTTTCTTTTTTTTCGTGTAACTATTAGACTAATTTATTGAATTTGTTTTAGTTCTAATTTTAGGGTTTTTGTTATTTATTTACAAATTTAACCATTTTATTAGAATTGGAAAGGGAGTAACCCGCCAAGATTATATTTCCCTTTCCTTTTCCCTAATAAATCTCTCAAGAAGTCTTAATACAAGTGTATTTGGGTTTTGTGGATACTGTATGACGTCAAGAGACTTTACTACATTTTCTTGGTATTTTAGTGCTTGTTTTACATTACCGAATGTTACTATAAGGTTCTCGGTCTTGTATGCTATTCTTGCCTGTAATGATTCTTTTTCTTCTATCATTTTTTTTAGTTCAATAAATTGAATATGTTATATAAATGTGTTATGTATAATTACTTTTTTTTGCCTACTGCAAGTGCGGATAACCATTGCGAATAAATTTCTGTTGCTATGTTTGCAACCATCACAGGCGGCACACTCATACCACAAGCGTAACTTATATTTAGTGGCTTTGGTTTGTAATCTAAAGGAAATGTACTTCCTAACATTATCTCCCTTTCAGTTAGGGTTCTTTGTTGTTTATAATGGAATGCACCGCCTCTGTTTTTATCGTGTGGCAATATTGTTTTTAAAACTTTATCGGGATGCGTTTTATATCCGCCAAATAAATATCCTTTTGGATGTACGTCAGAAAACGATTTACCCCAATCTAATCTATCATAAAGAGCGACATAAGATGGTGGGCTTGTATACATAGGTTTAGCATTATCACCACATTCTATTTTTTTAAATGGTATTTCAGGCTCATTAAAGTTTAACTCTAATTTAGGTGCTGTTTGAAACATATCTATTTGTTCCATAAAATCATTTGATATGTCATTTCTTAAAGCAATAAAAAATACCCTCTCTCTTTTTTGTGGCACACCCATTTTTGAAGCATCTAACAAATAAGGCTCAATCCGTAATTGATAACCCGCTTCTTGAAAAGCTGTATAAATTCTTTTAACATAATCCTTTGCAGAACCCATCATTAAACCACTTACATTTTCAGCAACCACTACTTTAGGTTGTAATTCTTTTGCTAAATCTATGAAGTCAAAAAACAAAGTATCTAAAGTTTGTTCAGCTTGTCCTTCTCTAAATTTCTTTTCTTTTCCCCAATCTTTCTCCCTATTTCCAACCATTGAAAAACTGCTACAAGGTGGCGAACCATCCAAAATATCTAAATTGTAAAGTTCTTTTGGTAAGTCTTTACGTAATTTAAAAGTCTGTATAGGCTCTAAATAAGCATACTTTGGGTTGTGGTTAGCCTTATACGCTTCTATCATCTTTGGGTCAATCTCATTGCATCCTAATACATCAAACCCTGCAAGTTTGTAACCCATAGTTGAGCCACCACCACAAGCAAAGCAACTAAAAACAGTTCCTTTGTCTTTTGTAAAATTTGCATCTGCTAAAGTCCATTCATAATCAAATCTATGTTTCATAATGTTTAAATTTTATCAAAATAATTTGCCATCTCTTTTTTTCTTTAGTTTATTCAACCCCTCTTCTATTACTCTTTTAATCGTATTGATAGAGGTGTTGTATTCTTCCGAATAACTCTTTAAAGTTCTTCCGTTATGAAGGTAGTCGTTAAATATTACTGCTTCCTGGTGTAGGGTAATCTTG